AGTTGCACAATCGAATTTGATGCTGATGACAACACGCAGTACAACGAACAGAACGCAAAACATCTTAAAGAGATCGTAAGTGAAGCGTTCAATGTCGCTGGCGAACAAGTATTCGAGCAAATCGCAGAGTTTTCGAAGGAATTCCGCGAACTGTACGCAACACCTAAGAAGTCATCAAGGAGCAAATGATGGCATCAACACAAAGTCATAGCGGTGTCACACATCCATATGAAGCGTCGATCATACCGCCGACACCAACAGTGGAGACATCACAGCGTGTAGGTGTAACGAGTGTGCAAGCAGCAGCGATGACAACCGCAACATCGCTCGCACGTTTTCAAGTCGGACCATCGGGAAATTACACGAACATCCCCGCACCGACATACGCACGCGTCGTGAGTTGAAGTAATATTACATGGGGGGTGATCTTGGCGCACATTACAATGAGGAACGCGTGTACATACACAACACTTTGTGGGAACTTCAGACCAAAACGAAATAGACGGGATCAGCAGCCGGGGGTACGCCTCCCCCGGTTGTCTGTTTTTAAGGCCGGGATCGGGGGGAAAATGTTGAACGGTCGCGATTTATGAGCAGTTTGGCCCGTCCTCCCGCCCGGCGCATTCAGACCCTCTTTGCTGGAATGCGCGCACAGGCCCCTAGCGCGGTCCTAGCGGGGTTTTCACCCTCCGCGCCTACCCTAACGCAGCTCGCCACCGGAAACGCGTCCTACGGCCCGGATGACTTCCAAGCCATCGGCTCGACCTGGCTAATCGAGCATCACCGAGGGGTCCTGCGCGACGACGCCGGGCTGGGCAAGACGAAGATGACGCTCGATGCGATCAACCACCTGCGGGGATCGCTCGGACGCATCCTCGTGCTCGCTGAAGCCTCCAACATCAACGACCCCTGGATAGATGAGTGTAAGCAATGGTATCCCGACATACCCGTACACGTACATCGTGGTAAGGGCCGCATCCCGGCCTTCGAAGCCTTCGATGAGCGCTACACCTTCGTAACGCGCATCATCATCGCAAGCTATGCGATCTTCCGCGAAGAGTATCAGTACATCTGCAAGCATTATTACGATTGGTGCATTCTCGATGAAGGACAAATGATTCGCGGCAATCCGCTCAATGGTAATATGTCCTACATCGCCGAACGCGTTCACTTCATTCAAGCTGCGCGCAAGCACATTCTCAGTGGTACACCGCTCGTTTCTAGCCCCGCTGATGGATGGAACATCATGCGCTGGCTCGGCTACGAAGATCGCTCGTGGAAAGACTTCATGCGCGAGTGCCTGCACGTGATCGAAATCGAAGTTGCACAAGGTGAGTTTCGCAACAAGGTTGTGAATGCAACACCTGCGGGAATTGGCAAGATGCGCAGCTTCATGTACCATAACACACTGCAGCGCACGAAGAAAGATCATCTCGTGCTACCGCCCAAGACCGAACGGCAGATCGCAGTGCGCATGTCAGTAAGCGAAGCCAAGGCATATTTGGAAGTTGTCGATCAGTACCGAGCGATGTGTGAAGAGCTAGAAGGGGGAAGTCAGCCCAGCGTACGCCCAGAAGTCTTACAGATACGCATGCTAAAACGCTGCACCGATATCAAATCAAAATTGGACGTTGTTGAACAAAAAGTCAAAGAAGCAATCGGCAGCGATCAGAAAGTGTTCGTCGTATGCACACGCCTAAGCACGCTGCGGCTGTTGTATAAGCGACTGCGCAAGTACGGGATAACATATTTGCACGGCGGCATGTCAGCGCAGCAGCAAGAGCAGCAAACGACGCGCTTTGGTACTTCATCAAAGCACAACGTGCTGATTGCAACGCAGCAATGCTGTCGCACCGGCCGCAACAAGCTGAAAGTTGCCAACGTGATGATTCGGCTAGCACGCGAATGGAATCCCTCCTGGAACGAACAAACTGTTGCACGCCTGCATCGCGCGGGTCAAAGCAAACCGGTGCTCGTTCTCGATCTCTACGCCGTGCTGCCAAATGGAAGAGCAACCATCGAGCACAAAGTCGAGCGTGCACTACAGCGCAAATCGCACAATAACGACATGATCTTGCACGGTCGTGTCACACCACGCGTCGTACAGGAGATGCTAAACCTCTAGTGTCTGACAACCCGATCCGCGACAAGCCAAATCCCGCCAAACTGTATACACTAAACGAAGTGGCAGCCTACTGCAAACTCCAACCACAGACACTACGTCTGTATTTCTGCAGAGACTGGATTGCCGATCCAACCAAGACCAAAATGAACGAATTTTACAAAACGCGCCGGTTCACACTGCACGAAGCCCGAACAATGAAGAACTTCTTCCAATCATCGAAGAAAAATTACCTCCGGCCAGCAAAGAAACGAGCACAACACCGCAGCGACATTCGAAAGCAAGTCTACGCAGGGCTCAAGCACCCCGAGGAGAAAAAGAATGGCACTAGGAAACGCGGTCAAAAACCTCAAGCGTGAAGCAGCGCGCACCAAAAAGAGCACATCTATCGAGAGTGCAGCCATCTTTTGCTCGCGCTACATGGATGTAGATGCGCGCATGAAAGATGCAGAAGCAGAACTAAAAGATTTAAAGCCAACACTTGCACAGCTTGTACCGCAGAAGGGCAGCATCAAGAAGGCTGAGTACGAGGGCTATTACAAAGGGCGCGAAGGCAAGTTTACGGTAACGCGCATCGAGCAGGACCGGCGCTCGATCAGCAACAAGCTGTTGACCGAACTTGTCATCAAGAAGGGCCTAACCGAAGCACTCTCACCTACTGCTGACGATGCGAAGGTTGCCGAACTGCTAGCAGTCGGAAAGATCACGCAAGACGAGTTCGCGTCGTGCTTAGTCGGTTCCACCATCAAGTACAACAAGTGTGACTTCGAGTCAACTTGACTTCTTGAGATAACCGCCAACGAACGAACTTGCGGTACCGATCAGCGCACCGAGCGCGGCGACGACCTCTTCGGGCGGATTGAATGCTGGAATCGAGATTTTGAGCAGGTAAACTACAACAATTGAGAGCGGAATACCGATCCCGGTGCCGCTCACACCACCTGCTGCAACCTTCGGATGTATTTGATTTGCCGGTAATGTGCCGTTCGTCATTTCATATACGAATGGAAAAGCAGCGTTGCTGCAGTAGCTAGTGTTCCAATCCCGGTCATGATGAGCATAATCATCTGTGGGCGCTGGCTTTCAAGCTGATTGGTACGCGCGTTGTTTGCAGCCGACTCCGTTTCGACTCTTGCTAAGCGCGCGGTATTGATATTGACCTGCTGCTGCGCTGTCTCGACGCGCGCTGCAAGCACGTTGTGATTGATCGTGTACTCGGCCTGCGTCATGTACGTTAGTTGTACAGAAGCCATTGCAATCCGTGCATCGTTCACGTCGTTAAGACGCGCTTTAAGACTATCAACTTCTGCCTGAAACGCTTTTTCCCGCCCTTCGAGTTTTGACTCGAAGTACGCTTTGAGCGTTTCGACCGTCCACTCCTCAGCCATCTGTACTTCGCTGTTCATACGTCCGATCCGTCGCCATTCGGATCGGCATACACAGAAGAGCGCAACATCGCAGCGTTGCGCTTAGCACGGTTACCGACCTGAGATGCATATCCTGATGTCAGAACATGATCCGAGACTTCGTGGTAGAGCATATGCTTATTCGCCGGGACTCGGCTGAGTTCGGCTGCGTTGATGAGCGCAATCGTATCGAAGAACAAGCTGAGTTGATGCCGGCCCATGTTGTAGCACATGTCACACCATGCACACTTGCGCGCATCACTCATGTGATTGAATACATGCATTGCCAGTAATGCGCGAGCATCGTTTACAACCGGACTGAAGCTGTACTCAAAGAGCGCATCGACCTGTCCGTCAGTGAGTGCTTCACCGCGTTCGATGACATCCATCGAAGAGCCAACGTGCTGCAATGCGAATGCAGCATCACTGCGAGCAAGATTGAATCCGATACCAATCGACCATACGCCGCCTACACTGTCCCAATACCGGCGGTTCTCCGAACCTTCATTTATTCGCAGGCGGTTGCGGGCTTCCACTAGCCACGGTTCCATTTGCAGCCTTCTTTGCAAGACGTGCTTGTGCGAATGGTTTCACTTTCTCGTGCGTGATGTGTTCCAAACATTCTTCACCGTACGAACCGAGCGTGCGATCGGGGTGCTTTTCAATCATATCCACGTGGGCTTGTAGCTCGACCGCCATCTCCGGGTCAACGTTCTCGATCAACGTATAGAGGGCAGCAAGATCGGCGGGGTTCTTGGCAGGCAAAAGCACAAACGCTGGGCCAACCTCCTCCGCATTCCGATCCTCGTGGTCGATTAACCGGTACCTCCTACGAAAATGTGCCATGTTATTCCACGCTGCCTTCAAGACGGGGATCAGTTAACGCCGCGACCGCATCGAAGTCGTTCTCGCGAAACTCCCAAGCGGGCAGGTTTGGCAAATCGCTTGTTAGCCAGGGTTGTGCAGAGACGGGAACAACCCCCGCTGCAATCAGGTTGTTCGCTGCCAGGGCTGCGCGATTGCGCTTTGTCAGATTGGTAATCTGATCCGCAGGCAGCCCCGGAGCGTTCGGCTGTGGGAGATAGCTTTCGCGTGCGTATGATGCGTTCAGATCGAGCACCACATGCACGATGGGCGTGTTCTGCATGCGTGCAAAGTCCGGCCCTTCGCGCCCCGCCGAAACGAGTCCGTATACATAGGTGCCTTCGACCAATTGTTTAAGCGCAGGCGCAAGCGAAGCTAGCTGCGTATCGGCCGGATCGACGTTCATCTTATGGATGCGCACGCTCTTAGCGTGGGTTGGCGGAGTTGAGAGTGTATTCAGCCCTGCCGCCACCAGGGCATCTTGTGAAAGCCGAATCATCCGATGCGTACCGCCCATACCTGCAAGATGCCGGCGCCAATGTAATCATTTGCGTTGCCTGAGTCTGCACCAATAGCGCGAACCATAATCGTCTGCCCCCCGGCTGCCGTTCCCGTTGCACATAATGAATACCCGAGGATGTAGTTCGTTGGCGCGTTCTCCCCGGCCCACGTATCGAACCCGTATTTACTTACGACCGACCCGGCGCCAGCAGTATCGAGCAGCACCGATACCGGCGTCGTCGGTCCAGTGACCTGCAGATGGTTAAGGTTCAACTGCGCATAGATGTTCCAGATGCCGCCGCCGCTCGGATTTGCAGGCAAACTGAGCGCAACCGAACACATCAGCCCGTACGTACCATAAGGATTAACGGAGTTCCCGGCGCTGACCGACGTGCCGAACTGCGATGCAGCAACGTTGCCGGAGTTGCCAACGACTCCGTTTGCACCCGCAACCGCCGGAGTGTTCTGATCGAATGGCAAATCACCCGTTGTTTGATTGCTGTCAAGACTTGTCGTCTTCTTGACATACACGTACATGATCCGTGCATCGCAGTACAGGTTGTTGCCAGTGCTGACTGCTGCACCCGATCCGTTATAGAATGCGCCAACTCCAAGAATGACAAAGTACAGCGGATCATAACCGTTGTTGAACTGCTGAATCGTAACCTGGCCCTTGTATACGGCGCTTTGCCCAACACTTGCCGATCCGACCGTATAGTCGAGTGACGATCCGTCCTTGTAGAACACCCGCATGATGCAGTAGGCGGACGAACTGGAGCCTGCAGGCAATGGACTATTGGCTTGCACACTGACTTCGTACTCGACATAATAGATTTCATTAGCTTGGCACGAGTACGATTCGATCGTTTGGATTGCGACGAACGCGGTCTGGCCTGGCTGCACAGTTGTGCTCGGATTAAGCCGACACAATACGCGCGGTCCTTCGTTGGTGTCGATCATCCATCCAACGGAGAATTGCTGCGATTGCCCTTCCACCCACCAGTTGACGCAGTAATGACCAGGATTGGAAAAAAGCTGATTCAGTCCGGGTTTCTGCAGCACGGCTGTGCCTGCCGTGAACGCCCCGTTCGTTACGATGTTGTCGTTTGATGAACCATACGTGCTCGGATACTGCGAGTTCCCACCCGACACGTTATCCATATTGAGCACAGGCACTGCAATGTCCCCGAGATTCGGCGGCCATGCAGGCGTTGTTGTATGATCCCCGTTCTGCGCCAGGTAGTCAAAGCCGACATCGACCGTCACCCCCGCCGGAAGAATTACCGATCCCGCAAAGTAGCCGGTCGGCGAGGGCGGTAGGATCGTACTGAACCCCGGAATCAGTTGCTGTGTAGCGTGATCGCGCACAAGCAGTATGCCGCCGGACATCCAATCCGGTGCAGCATTCGTAAATTGTCCTCCATAATCGTTGGGGGAGACTTGAATCCCAACCTGCTGCGATACACTGGTCTGCCCAATGTACAACTGTCCAAGGTCGGTGGATGAGATGAGCGTTGGCCCAGCGTTATAGATCGCCGCTGGTACACCAAGTGATGCAATCGCGAGTTCTTGACGGCCGATGATCCCCAAGGAAATCGGATTGGCAATCACCTGACCGCGACCATTCGTTGCATTTGGTGTATCGTTGCCTTGTGCATCCTCTGCAGTAACACCAATCTCCCAGGTCATGCCGTTGGACATATCGGTGTAGTCGAAGGCATAATTGCCGATGACTGGCTGTGGAATCTGATCTAGTCCAAAGGCAGCTTGCGATCCATAGTAGGCCCAGGGCTGCGGTGTACCGTAGGGTGGATTGTTGTTGATGTCCGACTCATCTATACCGTAGCTGCGCACCCAATAGGTGATGCGCGAAAATGCACCGTTGGTCTGCGTTGGTGACTGGTTGTCGATGAAAAATTCGATGTGGATGCGAGATGTCGCACCATTTGGGTTCGCAATCGGCGAAGGACCGGCGGTGACGACGACATGCGGGGACCAGTTCCCCGCATTTGCCATGTAGCCAGATTGAATTGCAAGCTGACTTGCCAGTACATTCGATGCTGCCGTGCTGATACCGGTCGCGGTGTTGATGTCGCCGCCAACCGATACGAATGCGGAGCCAAAGTCGAAGTGATCGCCTGCCGTCAGATCGGCGAACACCTCGCCCACCATGATCGTCGTGCCCGGTAATGGTAATCCGGGGATCGGAATCTCACCCCAATAAGACCACGGTTCGGTATTACCTGGTGTAGTGTGCCGAAAGAACCATGCAAGGCCGCGCACCATGCCGTCTTGCGGAACGTTCGTGATCGTTACGTTTTGAAGAGAAATGCGCCCTGTAAGACCTGACAGGCTAGACAAATTCGTGACCGTCGGCGCACCCGTGTACGCGGGCGCGGAATACGTCGATTGCGATGGTGGGTGCGCAATGTTCGTTGCCGTGATACCGCCGCGCACGCGCAGATCGCGTTCACCGACGATGTTATTGGCAATAACCGTGAACACCCAGCCCTGCAGTACCGCTGGATCATAGGCAGGTAATTGTCCATTCGATAGCTTAAGCACAACATACGCTGGCGTGTGCGCACCAACACCAAACGATGAGAGCGCATCGGCTGCAAAGTCGATCAGATAGGTGCCATCCCCGGTTCCACCGGTTACGCTGTCCGCTAAGCTGATTGTATACGTTCCGTCAGGATTAGGTCCTGTCGGCAAGATGGCAACGCTCGGCATGCCATTAAGCTGGAACATTCCCGCAGGCGGCGTCAGATCAATCGTGCGCACACCAGTCAGAAGACCGGTGCGAATCCAATTGAAGCCGCTGATGACAAAGTAGTTCGCGGGTTGTGCAATCGGGTTTGCAGCTTGCAGCGCAACGATGTTCTTGGCCTGATTGATCGCTGCGTAGTAGCCTTCATCAATGTACGGGCGCGGTGCTGATACGCTGACGGTCTGAATGATTGACTCGGGAACGGATCGGCCAAAATCACAGCGCACTTTCGTGCAGCGCACTTGCTGCACGACTTGGTTGTTGCCGATGTAGGACGGAATGGCAATCTGAAACCACTGACCGGCGCGGGCCTTGTCCGATGGAATGACCTTCTTGAAGGTTCCCATCGGCTGCGGATAACCGTTCTGCAGAACGTATGCCGCTGCATAGTTCGCGAGCGATTGCTGGCTAACGATATTGTTGTTCGTAACCTTCTTTTGCCGCACGCCGTACAGGCTGATCGAAGTCGAGTCCTTGAACGGCCCGTACACCTGCTGCCCAGTTGTTGGATCGGTACCTCCGTAGAGCGCAATCATGTTGTAGATATTGCGCCCGGTGTTCTGAATGTTGTAGGCAGTCGTCGTTGCGTCTTTAAATTCGTAGACGTAATCAACGGATTGAGGTGCAACGCTGGGCGATACTCGCCCCGTGCTCACCTTGGCCGGGTTCTGCTGCGGCTGAACGACCAGGCCCGGCTTACCGCTTGATGTGCCGCGCACCCACCACTCGAAGATGTTGCCGGTATTGTCTTGCAATTGGGCGACAACCGTATTGATCGCTTCATCGAGCCCTGTGCCATCGTACTGAATCTTATCGAGAATGATCGGGATCGAGTTCGCGGGCAGGAACGATCCAACATCGAGCGCACCGAACGTGGATGTATCTAGATACAACCCGATCTCACCGCGCAGCCACGCATCGGCATTCATCGTACCGTTGTTTTGACCGTTTGGCTGAATGCCAGGATTAAGGCTGTCTGAAGTGACTGCATAGGCAAGCCGTGTCTTCCAGCCTTCGACGTTCAGGTCGATGTACTCAGCATCATGATCCTCGATTTGCTGCTGATCGAAATCAACAATTCGGCCGTCCCACCACGGATCAATCGAATCGGGTAAGTAGAACTTGACGCGTGCCTCGTACCCAATCCAGCTTGTATCCTCGAACTTGCGTTCAAGCCGCAGATAGCCTTGCGTGTTGCCGCCGTTGACTGCATCCTCGAACCATCCGCTGATTAGGTCCTGCGGAATAGCGATGAGATCGCCGCTCAGGCTGTATAGCTCGATCCGGTAGTTGATGCGCTTGCCAAGTTCTGGCAGCACCATCGGCGGACCGCTGTAGGCAATCACGCCAAGCGTTGCAGTTTCCACGATTCGCGTAGCCGTATCGCCGATGCGAAAGCGCGTCGGATCAACAAACGATACGACTTCGGAAATCACCGCCGCGACTTCGGCTGCGCGCATCGTTGCAAGCCGGAAGGATGCATAATCACTGATTGACGCTGCGGTGTCGGCTGCGCTGAATGGCTTTACGCGCCGAAAGGCCGGGGACTCGGTTTCGAGCAGTGTTTCTGCTGCTCCCAGCACATGCGTAGTGACGATTTGGGCTGACTCGGTGATTCGGGTTGTATCGGTTGCCAGCATACTCCCACGCTGGGCTAACAGTACCCCGCTCTCGGTGATCGCCGTGGCTATCTCCGTTGTGGGGCGCAGTCCGACCGGTCCGCCGAGTTGTACGCTTTGTGTCATGGATGCGGCTGCATCGGTTGCGTTCATGACGAGCACTCGGCGTGCGGTGAAGGCCGCTGACTCAACTTCCCTTGGTAATATTTCCGTTACGCCAAGCTGCTTAATGACCGGATACAGCAGAATTTGCTGACCGAGCATCGAGATTGCCCCGGTGCCGTTCCAAGGAATCGTAACCGATGGAATGCTTTGCGTTGTGATCGGTAAGGACGTTGCATAGACGGCTGCACTGCCGCCGTAGGCCACGCCATCGCCATAGCGTGCAAGATTGCTTAGTAGCTGATAGCCGCTGGGCGTTGAAACCGGCGAGAACTTTGCATCCGCGAGCGTTGAGAGGATCAGACCAAGATCGTTCTGACCGACTGCAATGCCGGTACCGGTGCCCGCGTTGTAGGGCGATGTTGATGCGCTCGTAAGTTGCGAAGTGACAATATCGACTGCCCCAACACCGGAAACTTCCACGATCCAGATCATGGCTGCGGCGTTGTTGCCGGTTGTTGGGCAATTATAGGTGACGGTTAGCGATGTGGGCGGGCTCGCCGGTACGATATACGTGAGAACGTCCTGAATCTCGTAGCCGCTCGTCGTATCGTAGAGATGTCCATTTGTTGGGCTCACAAAACCGCTAATTACGGCATTACAGTCAACACCGTTTGTACTCATTGCAACCAGTGCAACAAGCATATTGCCTGTAGTTGGTGCTACGCCACCGCTTCCTGATGTACCTAATGGAATGACCGAACTTGCTTCGTGTACGGAATCGGCTGTTGAATAGGACCAGAACTGCACGACCTTCGGCGATGGAACTCGTACTATTGTAGGAACTTCAGTGATCTGTGCTGCAATATCCGCCGCGGCGAATGACTTCGGACCGGCAAGCTGAATGACCGCTTCCGGTGGGAGCGTCGTTGTCGGCGGTGCAATGACACTGCGCGAAAACAACCATGCCGAAACATCGCTTTCACTCGGCAGAGTATCGGATCGCGTAATGGGCGCTGAAGCACCCGCTATACTCTGATGAAAATAGAGCGGACCGAAGTACCGTTTACCCCAAAAGCGGTTACCGAACATCAGGTGCCGTCACGAGTTCCCACAGCAGTACGGTTGCCGTTTGCATCCACGGTCGCACTGATGCGCGATTTCGAATTCGCGAAGTTCTGGAAGACTGCCGTCGTCGTGTTCTGGCCGGAGCTAATCCCCGCTAGCACTGCATTCCAGATGCGCATCCACTTGCGCGGTGTATCGGCATTGGTTGCGTTATCTACCGCATCGACTGTATCAAGCACGAGCGTTGCCGGGTCTTGTCCGGGCGCGTAGCCGGTTACGACTGAGCCATCATCGAACATCACCTGATAGACCGACGTGCTGTCAGGATTGGTAATCCAATTCGGTGCTATTGTTGCTACGCGTGTGCCGCCATTGTAGGCCGTAATCATGCGACCTTGACCTGCGCCCGTACCGGATGTGATCTTGACAAGATCACCGACGTAGAAGTTTGTCACTGCCGATGAACCAACGGCAAGCGTGATCGTACTGGCAGTACCGGCCGTTGCTGTACCGGAAGCGTTGATATACGAATCGGCCGCTGCTAGCGAATATCCCGTTTTGTCGCTGACGGTGGATGCCGTGTAGCCCGTTTTGTCATTGTTCGTTGCGACCGTGACCTGGCCCGTTGAATTCCCCGTTGCAAGCTGCCCGGTTGTTCCTTGTGCAACGTTCGGGATTGAAGTAAGCCCCAAACGCACCGTGTCTTGCGGGTCCCAGGGAACTAGCTGGAACATGACGTTGATCGGAACGACGCCCGCGCCTTTCAACATCACCGAGGCTTGGCGCACGACGTTGGCAAAGACCGCATTGGGAACGCCGAATTCATACCAGCCCGGCATGTTCGTTGCGTCGATCTCTTTCACACCACCCGATGACCATGTGCCAACCGTACCGGCTGCAAGCGTGATCGAGGTTGCGGTAGCATCACCGTCGCGAAAGTAGTATGCGGTGAACGACGCATTGGTAAGGCCGGTCTTTCCCGCACCGGTCGTAACGGTGGAGTCAGCGACAAAGACCTGAATGCGAACGCTAGTCGAGACTTGTTTGACAATCAGCAGCATTTACGCAGCCATGCCTCCTACCAAGTTCATCTTCAAACCACCATCGTAGTCCGGCAGCACTACTCGACCGGTAACGAGGACCGGTCGCATCAGAATCGTCCAGCCCATGCCGACGCCGCCCGCGCCCGTCCATGTAATTGTATTTGATGCAATTGTTGTTGAAGCGTTGATAGCCGTTTTGTGAAACACCGCAAACGAAGAGGCATAGCCTGCACCACCATCGCCATGATCCGCCAGCCCAAGATCGTTCGTAAACCCGGTAACTGCACTTGGTGTATAAGCGGCATCTTCGTCATAGCCACCAATAACTTCCCAATCGGCTGCATCTGCTGCGGTTCCGCTGCCGGTCGTTGTCGATGCGCCTGCTGCTGAAGTTGCTGAGAAGATGTTGGTGGTATCCATGCCGCTCGTACCACCAAATTCCAGAACAATCGCAGCGACGTTTACATTGTTGTTGAAGCTAAATACGGCACTGGTTGTTCCATCGACCGCATCGTTTTCGAAAAAGAAACAGTCGTAGTAGCCGCCATCACCTTGACCGGTATTACGAACATGTCCCTTTGAAGACCAATTTCCACCCGGCGGGGTGCATGTCAGCGCACTGTTCGTACACTGCGTTTGAATGATCGCCAGAAGACTTCCACCCGCTGATGCAGCCGTATATGCGGGCGTGATGCTGTTCTGCGTAATGCCTGCGGTCGTCACGCCTTTGGCGGTGTTCGCACGGGTGAAAGTGACAGCCATCTAGGATTTTCTCGATGCCAAGTTAGTTTTCCACCATGTAATGATCTGCTGCTGCGTTGGTGGCGTTGGAAACGGAATAGTGCCGCTACCGGGCGGCCATTCTATGCCGACTACAGCTTGTACACCCAGTGCAGTCAGTTGCGCTACCGTCAGGTTTTGGGTCTTGAGATAGTTGGCAAATGCCTCCGCACACCGGTAGCACGCCTGCGGGCACGGCGTCGGTCCGCCAACGTCGAAGTACGCCGGATAGCTGATCTGCGTGTAGTCGAATGTTATTGGAAATGGGTTGGGAGGGGGCATGGCTACGTCATCCGTTCGCGCGAGAACGAATGTTCTTGATTATCGTGTTTTTTAATCATGTTGCAGTTTGCACACAGCAGTTGAAACCGACCCGATGTATCTTCGATCATCTCACGATAGTACTTACGTCCGTGCGATATAGATCGATGCTCTTTGCCATCACTATTTACGTGATCGAGATGCAGCGCACGAACATCGTCAAATCCGCACTGCTGGCACTTTCCACCATAATGCGAGATGGCAAGCAGTCGAAGTCGTTTGACATCACCATCATTTTCTTCCTGATGACAGTCCTTGCAGCGAACACTGAGTCCATCATGTCGCGCCTTGTTCTTGAAAAAATATCGGCGGGGGAGATCGCGATCACATGTTGAGCAATACTTCAGAACTTCGGAGAGATCGCGGCCTTCTGCACAGCTTGGGTGTACTTGCTCACCGCCGTAAACGACTTCTTTACAGACGATGCAGATTCTTGAGCCCTGGGGTCTGCCGCCCCGATGAGGACCTGTACGATTTGCCATGCCCTCAGGCTAGTCGTTTTAGGTCCAGTTGTCAATTTAGGGGTCAGATATTGAACGTCCAAGTTAAATTTCCGGTGTCGCCATTATTTAAGGTAACCGTGGCACCGAGGATCGTTTCAAACCCGAGCGTACCGGCTGACGAAGCGTTAAAGGCGCAGATTTTGTTGATGTTTTGCGCGTTGGCGCTGCTCGTCCATGATGTGGTGAGCGTGTAGGACGCCGATGCACCTAGCGATGCCGGTGCAGCGTAGCCGCCGTAGGTTGCAAGCTTACGCCCCAGGCCGTTGGTATTGTTGTATTCGGACGGGCAAGTCGTGTCAGTTGCGACGACTGCACCCGAATCGCTCGTTAGCGCAACGTAGTTGAACGGCGTACCTGCCGTCGATCCGATCAACTGCGCGATGGCAGATGCACCAGCATTCACGCGCGCATTGTGTGCGATCTGAATCGGCTCGCGATGACCGTTTGCCCGGATTATTTGGAATGTGATCGTATTTGGCGGCAGATCGCTCATCTTCTTCTGCTGCGGTGCTGCATTAGGCGTCGAAGATGGTGCGGGCGCTGCGGGTTTAACGCTGGGCCGAGGAGGCGGTGCTGCTTTCGCGCGCACCACGCCCATAGACGCCCCGTCTACTTGGCGGGGTGCTGTCTCTGTCTGAGCCCCGGCCGGGATGATCGCACTCGCCCCGAGGGCGAGGGCCAATGCGAGAAACTTCTTCATGTTGATCCCTCTAAAGCCAAGTGTCGTTGAACGTAACTGATACGGAGTAGCTTCCAGCTACTGTTGATTGTACGCCAAAAAGCTGGCCCGCGTAACCCCCGTAGAGATTTGTCTCGATGAGCGGAAAGAACTGTCGGGCATCCCACGTGTTACCGAAGTCCGAGGCAGGATTGATGTACTTCATGCCGTTCTGTGCAATCCCACCTGACGGTGTGTACACAACCGCGTTGTTGCGATACTCCGGGCGCGGATCGCACTGAATCGTCAGCGTATCCCCGGCAATCATCGTTAGCTTACTAAAGCGCACCGAGACTTGCTTGGAGCCATCCGAAGTCTGCGTCCAGATCGTCGGATGCGTGCATGCGCCAGTAATGACAATCGTCGGGAATGCCTTGACGTTGCCGAGGTGCGAGATCGCATGTGTATGCTGCGCAGTGTCCGTAAACGGACCCATACTGAACGTGTTCTGCTGCGTGCTGTAGTAGCGCGGATCATCAGCAATGAATTTCACATCCCAAGTGGCGTAGCGGAATGCACCGCCATCGGGCATAAACTTGAAGTCAAATTCGCTCATTAGTGCGTGCAGGTACCGGTCAGGGCGCACCCACAGGGGTTGTTTCCCCAGTACCTGTAGCCCAGCGAGCACGGTTCGCTCAAGTTCGAGATCAGCAGCCGTTTGCAGCACGCCGCCCGCCGATCCGCGCACCAGCGATCCAACATCTCCGGCAATCTCGACATCACGGCCGCCAACGTTAGCAGCGCCGTCGATGTACTCACCGAAGTTCATCGCCAGCTTGCGCCGGTCCAGCATCATCTTGAGGTTGCGATCCTTCTCCTGGAACGTTAATGGAAATATGTATCCACCGAATTGAATCTGCCGGAAGTCGGGCAGATACGCACCAGGAGTCCATGCCTCAAGCGGATTGCCCATTTAGTACTCCGCGTACGTGTAGGTGTTCGTGCGGCGTGCTTGTGCTTGAGCAGTATTGTACTGCGTCATTGCATCCGATACTGCCTGCGTTATCATCGTCTTTACTGTATCGGGATCGGCACCGTTGATCGTGTCAATGGTAATCGTCACCGACTGCGCATTTGTTCCACCGGGTGTAACTGCGGTGCCATTCGCCCCAAAGGTCTGATTAAGGTTCATGGTGCTGTTCTGCATCGCTTGGGTGAACTGGTCGATGATTGTCTGATAGTCTTTGTAATTGAAAACGCCGCCCGCACCTTGCGCACCGGTTACCTTTACCTGACTGAGATTCGCTCCGTAACCGACTTGACCGGCCCCAGCCCCTGAGATGCCGAACATATTCACAAGCTGATCCCACATCGGCTTCATCCAATCCGGTGCGCTCGCCGCCGATCCGTATTGTGCAAGCAGCTTCTCGATGTAGGGAACGAATCCAACCCCGCCCGTCATCTGCTTCATGGCGTCGGACTCGGACACCCATCCCGTTGCCTCGGTGTAGGCACCACCCTGCGGAGCGATATTGCCCTGCATGTTCGCGATCAGGGATGCGAACGTTGGATCGTACTTATCCGGCATCTGTGCCGGGTTGTCTACGTGCCCGAAGGCTGATGCTGCAAGTCCGACAGCCGCTGCAATCCAACCGGCCCCCGGTATACCTGCAGCCTGCAGCGCGATTCCAGCAAGACCACCTGCCGTCGAACCGACGGTCGTATGCGATCCACCACCAAATATCGTGCCGCCGAGGAAACCTGCAGCAGCGCCGATGATGCCGGTCATCACGTCTTTCATGATGCCGCCGAATTTAGTTGTCTTCGACGCTGATTGCGTCATGGTATCGCCAAGCGCACTGAATGTGCTCTGCGCTGCCGATGTCGTCTTTGACAATGACGTGATCGTGTTGATGAGTTTCATGATCCCATCCACGATCATGAACGCACCGGCCAGCTTCTGCAGGATACCGATCAGGCCCGTACCACGAGAAGTCAGCAGCGCAAAGCCTGCAGCTACCTCCGTTGCTCCGGCAACAATCTGTCCTGTTGGTGTCTTCAGCCATGCCTCAACACCCTTAAGGACGCTATCGAAGAAGTTGCGGATATTGGGAATCGCCGAGAGCGCCAGCACACCGATCAGAGTCTGCAGGGTTGTGTTCATGGTGGCGAAGCTTTGGTTCAGGCCGGTTACACCAGTCGATCCCGCACCGGGTGCGGCATTCAGATCGGCCCATTTCCCTTGATTGTACTCGTTGATCGTTGGCAGATCGTGAACGATCTCGACCAATGGCTTCGCGTTCTCGTTTAGTGAACCGAGAATGTCGTTGAACGACTGCAAGCGCTGGATGTGAATGCCGAACAGACCGATGATCGTGCCCAGAATATTGTAGAACGTGATGAAAACGTTGACGACACCGGCCAGGATGTTCAGGAAAAGATCGAGCACGGGGCGCAGTGCATCAAAGATTTTGGCAATCACCGCCATGACGCCTTGAAAGAAGCGCATGATGTCGGCGAACGCCTTCGTGCGATCGAAGAGTGCGAGGAACAAGGCTACGACCGGGTTCATGTCAGCTTGAATCATTTTGAAGGCGTCGTACAACGGCCCGGCGGCCTGTTGTGCTAGCTTCGAAAGACCGGCAGTAATCTGATCGTGGATCGGTAACTGTTCTTTTTGCTTGTTCGTTAGTTCAAATTGTGAAGCAGTAACCTCCGCATTCGCATCACGCAGGCGTGTTTCGGTTGTGATTAGCTCTTTAAGAATTGCATCAAGTTTGGCCTGATCTTTTACCTGTTCCCGGCTGTAGCGACCAAGTTGGTCCCATACATCGTTGTAGGCATCTTGTGCAGCAGCAGCTTTGTTTTGTGCCTCTGCCAGCTTCGCGGCCGCATCTTCAAGTTGTCTCTGCCGCTGCAAGGTTGCGAGGTTTGGTGCATTCGGATTGACCGGCATTGCACCACGGATCGTCGTACCGCGCGTGACTTCTGCACCTTGGGCAGCAAGAACGGCATCACGAATCTCGTTATGACGCTTTATCTCGTCATCAAGCAGTGTAAGTCGCTGAATTTTCAGCTTGTTTATTTCAGCTTCTGTCCCCTTGATCAGCGAGAGGGCTGCAATCTCACGATTGATTGCAGCCATACGTTCTGCCGTTGACTTGCTGACATCGCTCTCCTCAGCCTTCCAGTAGTTCACTGCGACCATCTGCTGCTCTTTGGTAAGCGCGATGATCTTGGTGCGATCCTGAACCTCCTTCAGCATCGCTTCATCCTTCAGCTTGTTGAGCGCAGCCTCTGCATCTCGGAGTTCGCGCTGCTGCTTGGGATCGCTCGTCTTATAAGCTTGCAGCTTGACTACTTCGCGACCGTACTCGGCAGCGATGTCAGCCTGTTCTTTTGCCTCCTTATTCGACAGATTGATTTCTCTGGTGTACTGCGCCTGAAGCGCCAGCACTTCAGACCACGTACTCGGCGTACCGAGTTGCTTGATCTTCTCCTGTACCAATGCGATCTCAAGTTGTGTTTTGCGCAGTGCTTCCTGGAACGGAAAAACGCCTTCCTTCGTTAGCTTAATGAAGTCTGCAGCCGGATCGCCTTTCGCTGTAACTGGCTTCTTAAGCACATCGGTACCATACTCGCCAGGAGCGGCAGCAGCAGTCGTACCGGGCAGCTTAAATTTTGCAATTGCATCGGTATGCCGCTTCAGCAGGTTAACTTCGCCCTCGGCCGCCGTTCGCTGCACATTGCTACCGAAGATGACGTTCTCGCCGCCCTTCATCTGATAGCTGAATGCCGCCTGGCGCAGGCCATCCGCAATCGCTTTACCGATAATGGGAATCTTGGCTGCACCGTCTGCGAGGGTATCGAGGAAGTCTCCAAAGGCAAGCTGCGCTTTACCGATCCACTCTACGACCTCGCCAAATGCAATGACCGCACCGGTACCAAGCCGAACGAACGCACGCGCAACACCATCAACAATCTCAATCAAAAGTGTAAGAATGCGAACGATGACATTCAGTACATCAATTACCATCTTGCCGATTGTGACAAACGCAGTCCACAAAAGATTATTCGACATCAATGTACGAATAATATTGCCGATCAAGTCGAGCAGCGGTGCAAGTGCTTTACTCAGTGCTGAGAAGGCCGGCCCAAGAAAAGCAACTGCATAGTTCTGCAGTTGTCTAAAGGCAGCAAGACCATTGCTTACAAATGTTTGAATCCCGTTCCAGATTTCTGTGATCGGCCGCTTCATGTTAGCAAAGTTCGTTTGCCAACCTAGTGCAAGTGCACTAACAACTGTAATGAGGGTGCCGATAATCGGAAGCATCTTCTCGAAGAATGCCAGCACTCCGCCAGCAATTGGAACTCTTGCAAGTTCTTCTGCAAGCTTACCAGTAGTAAAACTTAGTAATGCAAATCCGGCAGTCATCGTCGCCACAACGGTTACGGCCTTCTCCATGCCGCCCATGTTGATAAATGCAGCCTGTAACCTCTGCACGACATTAAGGAACGCCGTCCAGATACCAATCATACCGCTGACACGCGCAAATTCCGCAACAGCGTTACGCGTAGACATCCCTGTCTTTTCCATCTGACTATCGAGCAGGCTAAGCGAAACAATGGTTTTAGTATCCATCACTGCGCCCATACGTTGCGCTTCGTCCGCCAGCTTCTGAATCGCTTCGCCACCTTGTGCAAGGATCGGCAGCATGTCCGCACCAGCCCGGCCGAACAATCGTTGCGCTTCGAAAGCACGCTGTGATGCATCCCTTAAATGCAGAATCTTATTCGCGACCGTTTCGATGTTCTCGGTCAGCGATTTCGCTTGCATTTTCGATGGATCAAGACCTAACATCGAGAGCGGATCGCGACCTGTTCCCGACATTGCAGCCGTCACGATCTGTCGTTGGAAAATCTCTAGCTGGCGAACAGTCCGCTCTGCTGCAATCCCAACCGATGCAAAGGCATACTGCAGCCCTTGAATGCGATTCTGCGATTCCCCTGAAACAAGCGAAAGAACATCGAGTTGATGCGCGTAATCAACAGCCTCATTAACCGTGCTCTTAACCATATTAAGGAATTGATCCGCACCAACAGCAAACGCTGCAACAAGCGCAGTACCGTAAGCTTTACCGGCAGTGCTACCAGCTTCCTCAAGCTGTTCGCTCATGTTCTTGGACTGACCAGTAATTGTCTGAGTTAAAGCGTCGAGCCTGTCGTCGATCCCCTTAACAGCATCGTCGAAAGCCTGTACCGCTCTATCTGCAAACTGATCAATCTCAGCAATCGCATCGTCAAATCGCGCAACAAGTTCGAGTACAACTTGTTGATCGGCCGTATTTGAAGCTATTTCTTTTCACCTCCTCTCCGCTTGAAAGTCTCGACAGTCATTACCTCGCCTGTGCGCAGGCGATGCATTTCGGCATGGAAGATGTCCTGAATGTCCTGGGGTAGCTCAGAGACTTTGACCTCAGACGCTGGGCCAACATACCCCAACTCCAGCATATCCACCGCATCGGGTTCAGGCTCCCAATCGTAGCCCACATACCCGATGATTTTTTCTTTTACCCCCGCTTCCGCACGTTGCTGCGACTGCATCTCTTCGACGTAGAGCAGCAACTGTAAGAATGTTATGTCGTTCCAGACGTATTGAGGGCTCCATCCGTACCATCGACAGACGAAGGCAACGACTCCGGTAATGCCGCCGTCTGCTGGCTGTTGTTCTCCACCGGGGTTGTAGTCGCGCCGTCTGTCGGCGCTTCTGTTTTTCCCGCGAACAGCCGATCAAGACCGTTCTGCCGAAGGAAATGTGGCAAGATCATCTGCATATCAAGCACGAGATCAAGATGTTCGTCGCACCACTCTCTCGTGATGTTGTTGCCGCGTCTAAGAATCTGAAACATCAGTTCAGGCAGCGCGTCGATATTTTCACCAAACGCTTCGAGCATCTGCGCAATATTGAGCGGATCGCCACGTTGCTGTGCTTGCACGACGCCAACAATCGGTAAGAGCAGTTTGCGGATCAACGTGTATGATTGCGCGACCTGCAGCGGATTCATCGGCTTCACGACGACTTGCATCGGTGGATCGCCAATGGTAATCCGGGTGTCCTCGGCCTTGATCGCTTTGATCTTGTCTTCGGACATGAAGAACTTAACGACGGTTTCCACCTTAGTCTGCCCGTTGGTGGGCTGCTTGCCCGTCATCGCATCGCGGTGCTGCTCAAAATGACTGCCGGATACGCTCATGTGGCCTTCCTTTTATATGGTAATCCTTCCACGATAGCGCAATGACAAGTAAGCAGCAAGTGATACGCGGTGAGAGGTTTTGCACAGCTTACGTTTTGCACAAGGAGTACACAGCGAACACGGTGTAGCCGCTTAGCACTGCTCGATAGTGCAGATCGTGCAGAGTTCTGCAAAGACAGCCAAGCACAGAAAGACGATCATAGTATGACCACCACAACGACAGATCGCACGCAGGCTCGCAAACCCGAAGAGGAACCTCCTACCGGGGAGAAAAAGCGCCGGGCACCCGTCAAGCGCGTAACCGGCATGAAGCGCGTCAGCTTCCTGTTGCCAGAGAAAGAGCACCAGGCACTCGAACAGATCGCAGACAACGACGACCGTAGAGCCGATGATCTCGCACGTGTCCTGACCCGCAAGCACATCCGCTCGAATGCCGTCGAAGCAGTGAACGCGAGTCCCTGATGGATCAAGATCACAAACTTCCTGACGAAGAAGAAGACGACGGACCGGACCCCGAAGACGCCGAGGAGGCCACCGAAGAAGAAGAGCCCGAAGAGCCCACCACAACGTAAGCCAAAAGAGGCTCCTCGCCAGGGGCCTCTTTAATTCGGCGTACTGTCCTCCCAGGGTGTGATCGTGATCGTTGTCGATCCTGACTGCACACTTCCGGTATGCGCTAACATCGCCATCGCCGACGCGAGCATGATCGCTTCAGGCGTGAGATGCGTCGGAGTTCCATCAGCAAGTGATGCCGACACCCGGTAGTTGCCAAGCCGAACTGAGAGTGTAGGCTCATCATGCGCGGTTATCGCATGCAGATGCGCATTAAGCGACAACCGCAACATGTCCGAGAACGATTTCATCCTATCTTATCAAACCTCTTGCTATCTTTCAAGGGGAATTATTCTCACCCAGGGTTCACAAGATAGAAGCTTCCGAGATTACCGTTCGCGTCGATGAAGGCTTGATAATCCACATCAAGGGATGTGAAGTCGTCCAGCTTGAAGCCGAGCGACAACGAGGGTGCAAGACACGAGTTCATGCGCACAATAAATTGCTGTGCTGCGTTCGTATAGATGTTCTTACCAAGTCCAATCAGTGTTAGTTCAAACGTCGGCGCAGTATTCATACCGACTTGCTGAATCGCTACGGTCGTACCGGTATTGCTGACTGGTGTGTAGAGATAGGTAATCTGTACAGTCTCGCCCGCATCGCCAGTTACAAAGGTCAGGATACCTGAAGCGATGCTGTACTTGCCGCTTGTTGGTGCAGCCGCTGTTGCTGCAGCTTCCATCCCGGCTGCCACACGCGTATAGAACAGTGCCTGACCGGCGACCGTCACAACGACGATCTCCGATCCGGCGACCATCGTCGATGCATTCGTCAGCGGAACGGTATAGGGAGTGGATGCTGGAATCGTATGTGATTCTGCAATTGCAGCATTGGGCGCACCCGCACTCTGCGTACCGCCCAGAATTGCGGCGAGTGTTGCAGGCCACAACTGCATAAATGCAATTCGGCCAGATGCTGTACCGCGACCGTCCGCGACGGCAACCGGGAAACGCCAGGGTCCGCGCAGTTCCTTCAGATCGACCTTCAGATCGACCGTTGCACTTTGAACAACACCAAGTTCGACAGGGGTACCACCTGCCGGAATGAGTCTCGCGCGCCCGGCTCCAAAGTTGAACGTGATGTCACCCTCCTTGCGCGCTCATGTCGCGCAACGAATGATAGCGATTCAGATTTCGAGAGATGATCTCGTCTTTATGTGCACCGTCGTACATTATGTCGTACTCGGTGTTAGCTGCGTATAGTGAAGCGATCCATCCTCACTCGCTTCGAGGGTAAACTCGACCAAGTGGAAATTATCGTTGTCGAGTAGCCGCCCGGTGATCGAGAACGATTGCCCGAAGTGAGCAGGGGTCGCAAGTTTGACTGTTCCTGAATCACCGACATCAACGGTATCCACTTCTGTAGCACCGTTCATTGTATTTTGCAGACGCAGTTCAACGATACTACCGGCCGGGGCTTCCGATAGCGTGAGTTCGTAAACACCATCCTGCAGTATCGCATCAATCTTCATTGCAGTACTCCTGTAAGCTGGATAACTGCACAAAATTCCGCGTGAATGTGGTACGCTTTTGCATCGTTATCAAACAAGTCGTCACGCAGCGCCGTACGCTTCAATGTATAGGAGCTAAAATACTGATTCGAAAATTGACTAGGACCGCGCATATGACCGTCGATCAGCCGATAAATGCGCCAGCACTCATTAACACTATTCGTAGACCAGACACAAATAGCAATCCGTGGATTGTCCATCTTCGTCGTCAAGCCTTCGAGTGTCATCTCATCGAAGTACCAATGCTCAGCACGATTACCGAAGCGTGCAATTGTGATGTGTGGATATGGCACACGCGCGTCCGCATCGCGGTGATGATATGGGAAGATCGCCGGAACGCCAGCAGTGTCCTTACCGACCTTGCCAGTAATCCCAACATCATTCATCAGCACATTGACAATCTCAGTCTGCAGTTCAAAACTCATGTCATCTGCGCTCGTTCGTGCATGATGGGGGCAGTCTCAACAACGTTAATCGCCCCTTCATCACTCTTCGGTGCATCAGTGCTCTTCGCGTATGCACGGACATAGGCAATCGTCTCCGTTGGTGCAACGACTTGCATAATCTCATACCATGTTCCAATAGGACCTGAAAGCCGCCGACTTGTTCGAAACTGCACACGATCCCGAACACGAATATCCTCATTAGCGTAGAAGTGAATCGCATGCGTTGCGACGTTCTCTGTCCCCGCCTGCAGAAAATACTCCTGATCCGTCAAGGGTGCGATGTCGCAGCGCACATGCCTTGGCAGAACAGTCCAGGTCTTGGTCGTATCGAGATCGGTCGGCCGACGCATCTCACGTTCGCGCGCAACCATGACCTCGAACGTCAGTTCCATAAGCGGGCCTTGTAAGAACGTTCCGGCTTGAATCGGCATCAGCGGTTCGGCGTATACTGACGGGCAATGTGTTCAACAATTGTAAACGCTGGGCGAATCTCCGTCCCCGATCCAAGGTAAAATCCGTCGCGCAGGGATGAGCCTTGCTTTAGCCATTCAGCCCCCAACGCAAGGAATTTTTTACTGACGCTATCGCGGTCCTCGACGCGCTCTTGCAGCCGCTGATTGTACCACAAACCGGTCTGCGTTGCCACCCGCATACAGAAGCGTGATACTGCAAAACTCTTGAGCGCAGGGATCAGCCCCTCCTCAAGCATCGGAACGTCTATCGTCGGATCGCCGGTCGAACGATTCAGAATCTCCATACCGTTCAGAACAAATTCATCCCATGCGTCATCGCCCATCAAGTAGTAATAGTACGTCGCATAGAGCGTAGCAACAGGGGGCGTCGTCATCGTGATCTGCCCCGTGGCTTCATTCACTACAAAAGCTGTCGTAATCGTTCCGTCTTCCACAACAAGCTGCACACCGCCGGTTGGAAGTGGATAGTTCACCAAGCTGAACACTCCGTTCACGCCGTCAATCTTGTTGCCAATGTCCGGGTTGTCCATGTTCTCGTTGCGTGTGAGATTATCTGTCGGACCGTCCCCGGCCAACGTCCTCGAAGCAACAAGAACATCAGTGTACGTAGTACTCATGATGCCGCTACGTACAGCCCCACTGTTGCACTACCACCAGTTACCGTCCATGTAATCCGTAACCGGCGCGCGAACGATCCGATGGTCGTATGTGGACCCAGCGTTATAAGGGTCGTACCATTACCAGTAATCGCCGCTGTCGTAGTAAGCGGAACCCATACACCATCAATCATATCAGTTGAGATGGTGAATGTCGCATTGAACGTTGCTGCAGCGGTGACGACGATCGCAACCAGTGCAACGACCAGACCATCGAGATCGGCCGTTACACCATTTGCATCGCTTGCGCTGATCGTCGCCGGATCGCGAACAGACTCACGTAGCACTTAGCACCGTCATCAGTTCGTCACGAGCAATCTCACCGCCGCAGATCGCAAGAAACTTTATTTTCTTCCCAATAGCAAACTCGCGCATTACATGAATTTCTGCCTCAACTGACTCCCAATCCGTCATGCTTTCCTTCTTCGACGGGAAGAAGTTGACGAGCAGGTTCAGTTCGAAGTAATAACGATCGTACGTGAGATCGGTTGAACGCGCAATGTCATGCGGAATCACATAGGTCTTATTTACAAGAAAGCCGCCCGGCTTATGTCCCAGCATGCTCGCCATCACAACATCAAGCATATCAGGAGTACGCAGGTTCATCGGTTCGCGCTTCTCCTGTTCGTCTTTGGAGATGGAACGTTCGAGGACGTCGATGCCCCCGAACGTCCCCTGTCCACCGGGATGCTTCATGCGGTCGGTTCTTCCTCAACGATCTCTTCAGGCGCTACTTCAACGGCAGCTTCTTCCGCAACAGTCGGCGGTGCGGTACTGATTTCTGTCACACTGTAGAGTACAGGCGGTGTCAGAACGAGATCGCCGTCGATGCTGACTGCGGGCGATGCGCCGTGGACGCGCACATTCGCCGCCTGTGCATATCGAGTCATCAGCACCTCAGCTTCCTCGAAGGTGTCGCACTTCAACACCTTGCTTTCTTCTGCGCCGACCGGGCGATAGATGATCGCGAACATGGTTTCCTTTCAAGAGGTAAACGGCGGAAGCGCCACATTACTGCCACCGTTCACCAAAATATGCGCAATGGAAATGTGGCTATGCGCTTGGTCCGCGATTGCCGAAGCCATACAGTGACTGCGACGGATCGCCGCTTTGATTGGCATTAAGCTGTGTCGATACTTTGCCGAGTCCGACTGCACGCAGATGAACCTCAGGCGAGTTGCCCGTAACACTCCCATTGTCAGTAGCCTGGCAGACGAATGCGACAGGTTGCCCATCGTAAGTCGGCAGCAGTCTCTGCGACGTTGCACCTGCAACGATATTGCCAGCACCTGGTGTGAAACCAAATGTCGTTGACGAATACCACTGATAGGTGTAGGGCGCCGTTCCACCACTCGCAGCCGGTGCAACGAGTGTTACACCGGATGCGCCAACTTCAACAGTTGCTGCGGCCATTGTTGTCGCCATTACAAGAAGTCCTCATCGGAAGGAAGCGACATTCGATTTGCAGCACCAATCTTCGCACGATGCTGCGGAGACATCGGACCGCGCTTCTTCCCGAGTTGTGCTTGGCTGATCTTCATTCGTGTCTCCTCACTATGACTGTAGCCGCTTGCGCGTTTTGCTGCGCTGATCTTCTTGTTGACTTCGGGGCGAGGCCCCGTCTTTGTGTAGGATCGCTTTGTACGTGCTGCACGCGCTTGTGCGGCTAGTGCTTCGTGATACTGCGGGTCTTCTTCAGCTTTCTTCTTCCGAGTTGCTGTACGTTTGGTGATCGCTTCTACCGATAACTTCTTCCCGAGGTGTGCCTGCCGAATCGCTTCCTTTTGCGCATCAGACACCGTATGCGGATTCTTTCTTCCTTTGTTTGCCTTCGATATTTCCGCTGCGATGTCTAAGTAGTTGCCACGTCGTGTTGGGTCTTTGACGAGATTCAGTTCAGGCTGCAGTGCTTCGATCCAGAATCTTTCCCGTTCAAGCAACTGCTCTTTGCTGCACTCCTCAACAACTGCGAATGACAATCCTTGAAGCCCGTCCTCGTTGTACGCTTTCTGTAAGAGTCGGCAGACACTTTTGTTTTGCTGCAGTGCATTACGGTGTTGATTCCAGCGAGAGTAGATTCTGCTGCTGCTGCCGATGTAGACGCGATCTGTTGTCCTGTGTTTGATGGAGTAGATGCCGCATTTGTCGTTCGGTTTCATAGCGGCATCGTACCTCGCATCAAAACATCGTGTCAATACCTCTCATCAAATGCCATTTCCACAATATACAAACCGATATTCCAGGACCGCTGTCTGATAGCGCCGACGCACGCGGTAGCGGTACTCATCGCGTTCGAACGAACGGCCGCTGTCGCGCGCTTCCTGCAGCAGTTCAAGCGGATCGCGATCTTGGAAGACGATGCTGCGCGGATCAATCAGATACCAGTAGCCCGAGGGCAAGAAGCGCGATACCTTCAGGTTATACAGGCCTTGCAACGGGTTCATCGTCATCGTCCAACCGGTGAGCCCACCAGGCAGACCCGTACCGGCGTTACCGGCGTGATCTGCACCGGCTGTACCAGGGATCGACGGCTGCAAGGTGCTGTTGAGCAGCTTTGCAGCATTGAACTTGTCGGCAGGTGAAACCAGCAGAATCGACGGCCGCACCATAATGCGATTGCCGAGCGGATCGGTCATGTTGTGCATGGCGATGTCGGCCGCTTCCAGCAACGGCTGCGAGAGCGTTCCAAACGTTCCCTTGTTGCCAATCGCGGTCGTGTACGATGTTGACGCTACACCTGTAAGCCCACGCGACTGCGTAGCAAGTGTAAACACATCAACGCCGAGCACATCCGCTTCTTCCTTATAGCGCATGCGCTCACCGAGTTCACCAGACTTCGTTGCGATCTGTCCGGTTTGATCGTCGTCCACCAGTTCGCGCTCGAATGATAAGATTCGGCCTACCTTCTTGTTGACGACCTCGATGTCTAGCCCGGCCAAACGGCTATCTTCGTACTTGCCACCGAGCGGAACGTCTTGCGGAATCTCGACGCCGAAGAGCGGTGCATACCACTCTTGGCGATTGCGCGACGTACGTGTTTGCACAAGATCGGTATAGATGAAATCCGTCACCGACTTATATGCATCGAACATGAAGTTCTGCACACCATAGCGCAGCAATGCACCAAACATCGTTTCCGAGTTCGCTTCACGAAGCTTGTTCTTGTTCAGCTTCGATACGTTCTCTTTCAGCTTTTTGAAAGAGAAGAAGTCGTCGTCGTACGGAATCTTTGTTGCATCAATCCGTGCATCGACTTCGATTGCCTCTGCCAGCTTGTGCTGAACTTCTTCGGACGCTTTGATCTGCCGTTCGAGCAGCTTCAGCTTTGCCACTTAGTTACTCCTTTCGGCCTAGATCGTTGCGACCGGGAAGTTGGGTGTGAGCCACACCTGCACATCAATGCCTGCCGCACCAGTAATGGTAAGCACGCCCTTCATCACCAGTTCTTGTGGAATGATGACATAACCAACAGCGATAGTCCGACCTGTTGCGTTTGCGATGATCGTCTGTGCATCGGCTGTTTCGGACAGAAAGACCTTGGTAAACATCTTGTATACTTCCGCAGCCGTTGTATGAAAGCGGAAGACACCACCAATGAAAATCTGCAGGTTGTTGATCTGATCGCCGAGCGATGCGATGGGCGACTGCTGACCAGCAACACCCATATAGGTCGCCATATCGGCCTGCGATGCGGCAACCCGCAAGCCACCGTTGCCGCTGTTGAGGGTTGTATCCCACATCACGACATCGCCCTGGTTAATCGCCTGACCGAGAACAATCGGAACGCCTGCGAGCGAATGATCGTAGGTTTCCTTGACGTTCGTGTTGCGCGAAATAGTTGCCACGTGTTATGCCTCCGTCAGACCAGCGAGAACTTGCGCGGTTGTGCTCTGCACGTCCGATCCGCGCATGATACCAACGCGCTCGCCGTTGCCGCCAACGCGCCTTGCACCAATCAGTCCAACGCTTTCGAGATAGCGTTCCTCTGCAGAGATCACATCGTCCATCTCGCTGCCAGAAAGGCCGATCATCTGCTGCAGCATGCGATCAAACCCGCCCTCAGGAATCTTGGATTCAGAGAGTTTGCCCTTGGCGAGCGCAATGGATTCGCGGATCGAGTCCTTTGCTTTAAGCTGCGCGTTCTCGTTGCGCAACTTCGTTACGTCGTTGCTGACCGATGCTTGTGCTTCACGCAACGCGGCTTGATAGAGCGAAGGGAACTTCGTCTTGAGTTCGTCGAGTGTGACGGATTCACGAAGACCCCCACGCTGGGCTGCCGCTGACTCCTTTGCTGTCGCCGCGTCGTCTTTCTTTTTAGGCGGCTGCACGTCTTCATCGGTATCACCTTCGGGTGTCGAATCGTCGTCGCCGTCGCCATCGACATCAACCTTGACATCTTTCTCGTTCAGGCCGACTTTGTTGTCCGATGACCCCTTCTTACTGAGATCATCCACATCGCCCGCTGCCTCTGATGCTGCTGCGCCATTCGATTCACGAATGGTCTTTGCAAGCTGCTTCAGGTCGGCGGGATCGACTTGCTCGCCTTCCGCCAGCTTTTCGAGTTTCGAGGCGGCGTCGAGTAGTTTATTCATGCCGTTGTCCTCCTTATGTTGTTGAGCGCCACCTGCGCCCTCGACAAGCCGTAGAAATCCACCCCCGCGTGCAGGTTTTGTTACCATGTCCGCGCTAAAGGCTTCGGTGATTCGCACGACTTCGTTAATGGAGTCACCGTCACGTTCGGTCGGTACGGTGTCGCCATCAGCATTGATTGAAATACCAACGTAGGTTTTATCCGGGAAACGTTTCTGGAAGTCGATGGCCTCACGGATGATGCCTTCGACCCAATCAAGTCCCTGTTGAATCTTGAACTTCGCACCGTATGCAGCTACGCGCTTACCGCTGCCGCGATCTGTCACTTCGACCAGTTTCGAATCGTAGTAGTAACCAATCAGATCGCGTACGCTGCGCTCGGGGCGATTCGCATCATCAAACTTACTCGGATGATCCGCGTAGGCTTGTTCGCTTTCAAAGATTCGGTTCTTGACTGCATCAGCGATTGCTTCGCGTGTGTAGAAATGCTTATCGCGCTTGTTACCCATCCCCTCAGTAACAATGATGACATCAACGCTGCGCGTGCGTGGATCATACGAGCCTTCGAGGAAGTGGGGGTGGAAAGTGAGGGTTTCTACGAAACTCGTACGCTGGGCTGACTCCCCCTCACGCTTGCGTTTCATATCAAGCTTGATAGCGGGATCACCCTGCAGTGCTCCGTAGGCCGCATCAATCTTGGAATTGGCCTTGTCGGCGTTGCCGTTCTTGAGCAGCGTTTGCGCATCTTCCATCATCTGTCCACACTCCTGCGCTTTCGCGTGCTGAGAGTGGGAGATGTGAATACGCGCGCTGTCCATGCGGCGAATAGCCTCGTCGTGATCCCCCGTGGACATAGCAATTGACGCTGCCAGCATATGCTCGCGAGCATGTGCGGAATGACGGTCGCTATATAGCTTACCGTCAGCCCCGCGATCAGCTTCGCGGATGGCAATCATTCCTCGTCCTTCGTGCCGAGCATCTTATGAGCACGCGCACGAACCTTCGCTTTCTCCTCCGGCGAAAGGTTGCCACGATTGATCATCTGCAGTGCAAGCCGTGCGTGCTTTTTGTCCGGCATAGGATAGCGACCGCCGGGCAAGGTCTGCGTACGCTTACGCACCTTAGCACTGACAAACTCTTCGAGTTGGTCCTCCGTCATACGATCCTTCGGAACCAGCGGCAACATGCGCTTTTCACGCGCGAGTAGCGGACGACGCGGCCGATTCAGTTGACCGAAGGTGTTCTGCGCGTTCGACTGCATCATCTTATCGTCATGCATCATCTTGCCGTCATCATCTTTATTACCAGTGCGATACGCATCCATTTGGCTTTTCACCAATGCTGCGCGTGCAATTGCAAGACCGTGCGCGTATTCTGGATCGGGCGCACCCTCTTCGAGTTCGTCTTCCTTCGACTTCACATGCTCGGGGAGCGACTTGATGCTCGGGGTGATGTCAGCCCAGCGTTTTGCTATCACCGGATGCTGCGCGAACATGAACCGCTGCTGCGCCTTTGAGGTGAATGGCACGGCTAGCGCGATCCGAAGGCATAGGGTCTGCTCATTCTACTGATTCCCGCGCCCCCGGTGGGGGGACTGGCCCTCCCCGAGAGGTTCAGCGGACCCCAATCCAGCCGATCCTAGCCCCCAGGCGGGGTTTTGCTCGGTCGGATGACCTAGGGGCCGTCCTACCCGGCTATCGTCGCTCCTAGGGCCTTATTTTGAGAGGAATCTGTCGCTTGGTCAGCTAAGTAGGCAATTATAACGTCAGCAGGTGCAACCATCAGATGGCCGCAAATTGTTGATAGGTACGGACTCGGAGGATCGCACGGCCATGACTCGTGCGCACCGGACGAGCAGATCGTTGAAAACTGAAAGCCTGCAGCACGCGCGGTGCGCACGCGATCACCACATGATTGCTGCATTGCGCGTGTACTTGTGTATGCACGATCAACTGATCCACGCGAACGCGCACGGTACCCACGATGGCGGCCAAGACGCGCGAGCAATTCAGTTCGCACACACAACATCAGGAACAAGTCGAATACGCAGTGCGCGATGCATTGCGTAATACGTATAATGCACGCACTGATGAGACTATAAGGAGCCTTATGGAAAAGAAGCCTCGCAATTCGCGAGCACATGAAGCGTACGATCAACTTACACAGAAGATCATTACGCAACTCGACAACGGCGTTGCACCTTGGGTACGTCCCTGGAAGAACGATGGTAGCAACGCCATGCCACACAACGCGGTCACGAAGCGCCCGTACAACAATTCGAACGTGCTGGCACTTTGGATGGCACAGGAAGTGCGAGGATTTGCACTGCCGAAATGGCTGACGTTCAATCAAGCGAGGAAGGCCGGAGGGCACGTTAAGCAGGGATCACACGGTGAACTCGTCGTCTATGCCGACCGCTTCCGCATTAAGGAGCGCGATAAGCAAACGGGCGAGGAAATCACTAAGTCGATCCCATTCCTGAAAGCCTTCACTGTCTTCAACATCGAGCAGATCGAAGGCGTAGACTGGAAGATCGGACCGGAACCGACGTTCAACAGCAACGAACGCGCTGAGGAATTCCTCGGCGCGCAGAAGGCGGACGTACGCTATGGCGGCACATTCGACATGAATCAAGCGTACTATTCGCCGGGTCAGGATTACATCCACTTGCCGAAGCCTACGCTGTTTGACTCGCCAGAAGCGTTCTACGCAACATCACTCCACGAACACGCGCATTGGACCGGCGCAAAGCACCGACTTGATCGTAACATCGCAAATAAGTTCGGCGGCGAAGGTTATGCCGCCGAAGAACTTGTCGCCGAACTGACAAGCGCGTTCCTATGCGCCGATCTGCATCTCGACGGCAAGCTTCGACATCCAGAATACCTTGCGCACTGGTCGAAGGTACTTGGCGATCATAAGGGCGCACTTCTCACCGCATGTTCTGCGGCGAAGAAGTCAGCCGACTATCTCACCGGCAACTGGCAGCCGGAAGTCATCACCGAAACGGACGATGACGAAGAAGAAGACGCCGCGTAACATGACCTTCGGTAGAGGGCAGTGCAGCAATGTACTGCCTTCAGCCGAGTGCCATTATACACTCGAACACACAACAGAAAGAGCCTATATATGTCATACCACACACCGAACATCGACCGCGAGATCGCGGCCCTTGACGAGAGATACAACGCTGAGAGACAAATCCACAAAGCAGAAGATCACGACGGATACAACTGCCGACTCTGTGACCGGCTGTCGATGCTTTACAACCACCGAGGCGATATTACGATAGGCGATCTCGAAAATGATGACGCCGACTTCGCTCCCGGTGGGCGTCATTACGAGGCAATTTAACCCGACCTTCGGTAGAGGGCCGTGCAGTATGCACGACCTTCAGCCGAGTGCCGCGTCACTCGAACACAAGAAGGAGCCTATACCTATGACATTCACATACACTGAACTTCTAAGCCTGCGCGAACGCGTGCAGGACGAAGGTCGTTCAATCAGCGATGCGCGTTACAACGCACAAGACAATCGAACCTCATACGAAAAGCAGTTGGATCGCAGCGAACTTGTCGAAACCGATAAGGACACGATCCGCGCCGGTGTCAAGGCGTATCGCTGCACCAATCCCGACTGTTACGCGATCTTCTTCTCGAAGGACCCCATCACCGAGTGCCGCGCCTGCGCAAAGCAAGGGCTGCGCTACGACGTGGTATCGGGGAAAGTTACAGGCACACCGTGCGATTCGAAATGCACACATGCAACAGGACCTGACTGCGAATGTTCGTGCGGGGGTGCAAACCACGGCGCGTCCTACATGCGCGGGTTTACGTTCCCGCGTAATGTGGAGCAACGGCGCAAGGATGCGCACGAAGCGCGCGAACGCAAAGCCACAGTCGAAGAAGAGATCGCAGGGGATGTTGTACAATGGCAGCACAGTATCGCCGAACTCGATAAGGCTGAAGCATATTTCGACGCTCTCTTCGCGGATGCGCAGGAGCAAGAAGATGCAGCAGCCGACGTGATTCGGCAGCAACTGCTCGCAGGACCGATGCCGGTACTGAAGACGGCGGCGAAGAAGCCCGCGAAGAATCAGTACTTCGTCGGCACCGTACAGCGCGTGAAGTGGACTGATGTACCGCCGTTCTACAGTTCGTCGCGGAGTCCCCATCCTAACTATCACGCTGACGTAACGTTCGAAAGCCCTGATGGAAAACGGTATTGGGTACGCCTCAAGCCTTACTCCGATGATCGCTACTCGCGTACGATCACGGTTGGCGAGAACGATCCGCACGGATTACCGGCC